GAATGACAAAATGATTATTATTAAAGGTGAAGGTAGTACTGGTAAAACCACATTTCTTTCAAATATGGTTGAATATATTGGTCAAGGACGCGTGTCACATATTAGTGATATGATAAGTAAGGATTTAATCATTGTATCTGAACCCATAACTCTAGATATAGAGAAATATGTGATTGAAAAAATCAATCAACATCTAGATATGAAAAAATCGATGGTTCTTATTTGTAATGATATTATTATACCCGAAGAATTGCAGGATAGGGTTGAATTAATCATATTCAACCACCATTTTACAAACAGTCTATATTTCACACAAAAATAATTTCACGTTTTTATTATACAATTTTTAAAAATTATATAATAACTTATTTTTTTATTTTATTTTCTGGATTTATTCCCTGCTTTCTTTGTTTTTCTTACTTTTTTTGTTTTCTTGTTGGTTGCCTTTTGCTTTCTTTTGGTCTTCCTCTTTTTCTTCTTTTTTCCACCGAAAGTTATAGGTTCATTACCGTTTGTTCGAGAAATATCTATAAGACTTTCAATATTACGTTTATACTGTGTAATTGGAGTTAATATTTGTTGAATATAAAATTCCCTCTTCTTAACTACATCTGTCATTGCATCATATGTGTTATATAAATTATATAACGCAATGAAATCATTTCCAAAATTAATGTAGTCCTTTCGAACTCTATCATCCGAACTAAACATTAATTCACTAATTTGATCTTTTGCGCTAAATTCTAGTTCGAGAAATTCACGCGTTGTTATTTCTTTTTCTTTCATCGGTTCTACTTCTATTGTATAGTCAATGTAGACTTTTATGTTGTTTTCAAGTTCGTTAATTATGTTTTCAAAAACTTTATCCAATAGTTTACGTTCATCTGATGTTGCGGGTTTATATTTTCTATCATAAAATGAAATAAAATATGTATACATATTTTGTATAATGTTATAAGCTGTCACATCTTTATCCCATCTGATTTGTCTCGATTTTCCTTCTTCTGTTATTAATGGTTGGACCTTGTAATTGAAATCGGTAATTTTTAAAGTGCTTATTTTTTCGTCTATTTCTTTCATTTTGTTGGCGAATTCAAGTTCCTTACTAAATGCGGTGATATATTTTTGCAAATCAGTTATTTTTAATTTTAAAGAATTTATTGTATTAACTTTTTCTTTTATTTTAATTGATAATTTAGGCCCTTCTGCTCGGGAAAATTCGCCAATTCCATTGGTGATTATTTTTTTTTCAGCTTCTTCCTTTTCTATTATTAATCCAATTTGTGCAATCATACATTCACAATCAAATATTATATTATCTAATCTATCTATATTACGGTCGTGTATAGATAATTGGTTTTCAATGTCACGCACAGGTGAAGTACAAATTCTACCAATTCTATTTACTCTAGGGAGTGGTTGTTGTTTATTTTCTATGAAACTTGCCATTATATTATACATATTTTTTATTTTATTTTCGCGGTATTTTTATACGCATAATTTCTAAAACTAACACCCAGACCCAGATATATCCCACTCTTGTTCTCGCAGTATATCTTTTATCATTTCATCCATCATTTCATCAATTGCTTGTTGTCTGAGTTGTGTTAATATTTCAAGTTGTACCTTTTTTCTTAATGTTTCACTTTCTTTTTCGCTCAACATTATACAATATTGGGATAATAATATGCAATATACAATTAAAATATTTATTCTTCATCTATCATTGCTGTTTCTTTATCTATCAATACTTCGGCAGCTATGTTTTTCAATATCTTTTTTGTATTCTTCTCATTGAATTTTGGATCTCCATCACCAAATCTTATTGTTACCACATTCATCCATTCAGTATGATAAGGACTATCGCTCTTCCAGCAATCTGGGTGATCGTCTATCCAGACAGGTAGAAATTTATTCGCCTTTCCCTTTGCTTTGTCTATTGCTCTTGATAATATGGATTTCTTACAATCATCTTTCACCCATTCATCCTCTTCTTTTATATAAAATGTTTCACGTCTTATATCACTGCAATGGATTGGGAGTTTCCTTACATCTAAATCACGCAATTCATTTGTGAATATATCGGTTAATCCACTTACGATTCCTTCCGTTCTCGTAGTCTCAAAATCTGCGTCCGTTATTTTTAGATTATCTATAAAATCTGTTAATGTCATTGCATCCTTACACTTCTCATTCAAATATATATTCATATTGAATTTATTATTTGTGGTATTATTATTCATTGTATTATTACTATTCGTCATTGTATTCCCGATCTTTGGAATTAATTCTTTTACTACAAAATTTTGTAACTCATTTTGATTTTTTACCATATCATCCTGTTTTTTTACCATATCATTGTGACAGGTTACTAATGGATTCACTATTTTCTCTATTATTTGACCGAAAAATTCTTTATCTGTCCCTCCACTATTTTGTGTATTTTGTGCAATTGTCTTTTTCTCTGTCTTTTTTTCTTCAACAAATGTGCACGTTTTTTTGTGCCTTGATAACCCCTGTCTATGTTTATAAGAATTTCCACATTCGCATTCAAAATCTTCGGATGGTTCATTGTAACCATTTGTAACCATTTTATGCTTTCCTGTGGATAAATGTTTGACATAACTACTTTTTCTACTCGTTGTATAATCACAACTTACACACCTAAATATTTTCGCAACTTTTCGCAACTCATTTGTCATCATTTTCCTTAATATATGGTTACATAAAAATTGCGCAAAATTAAACGAAATTAAAAAATGGTTGGAGCAAAACTATATTTTCTCAATAAATAATCACATTAATTACATCTAACCTGTTTTTTTTCAAATTTTGGAGAAAAATTCTTGTGTAAAAATGATTTTGCACAAGATTTTTTGTGCATTTTTTTCATCCAAAATTGGAAAAATCACAAAAATATGGTTGGTGTTAAATGAAATTGTTGGAAATAATAATCACACTAATTACATCTAACCTGTTTTTTTGAAAAAATTGGAAGTTGGAAGAGCCTCCGCAAAATAAAAATGCACAAGAAAAAGCTGTGCATTTTTATTTTTGGCCCCCCTTTCCTCGCTCAATTTCTGACAAAAAAATATATGGTTGGTGTAAAATATAGATTATTGAATATTTAATTACACTATTATCGTGTAAATGGAAAAAATTAAAATTGATTTAAATATAAATAATATTAACATACTAATAAAAATGAACGAACTATATGAAAGATATATAATTATATTCACAGACCTTCTAGAGAAAGATATTATGGATAATTATCTATTAAATAATAGAATAAATAATATAAGAAATCATAGCAGATATCATATAACGAATGAGTTGTTGGATGATTATTATAGCGAAGAAATCATATCAAAATTATACGATGATGATGAGATACATATTGATTCTGAAAAAGAAACTAACACCTATTATATTGGAGATGTATATAAAAATCGGTTGAAACACGATGAACCAATATTAATACATACAAGTATTTCACCAAAATTTCTTTTAAAATATAAATTTGAAACAGTTGAATTCTTTTTAGAAAATATGGAATACATGGAATCTGAATATAATAGTCTTTATAAAAACATAGAAATCTTTAAAACCGCCCCTGATTATATTGAAACTGGTTCAATCATTTTAAAAACATATTGGTTGAAAATTATACAAAGGGTATGGAAAAAAATCTATAAAAAACGGATTGAATGGCAAAATAAATCAATGCACCCAATAGCACTGCGTCATAGAGAAATAAATGGTAGGAATATGTATGGACACGCTCCTACCATAAGAGGTATGTTATCACATTTGCAAAAATAGATTATACCAACAAATTATTTTTTACCTTTACAATAAGTATCATTATATAACACATTTGTGCAATAATCACAACTTTTAAAATGTAAAAATCCAGCAATAATATATCTTGTACCGCTTTGAATTTTAATACCTTTGTGTTTATTTTGTCCTGAAAAAACCAAACAATCACCTTTTTCTAATGAAATATGTTTTTTTGTATCTAAAAAATATGTGCCTCCACCTGAAAAGTCATCATTTAACGCAATAATAAAACTGAACTCAGAACCATCTCTATGAGCGTCAAGTTCTTGCTGATGTTTCATATCATATTTTGCAATAAAAATTTCAGTAATTCCAATATCGTTACTGTCTATATTATACATTTCTGCTATTTTTGGATATATTTTTTGCTTACAAATATTTTCAATATATGGGTGACATTTCCATTCATCTGTTATTAGATTATCATATGTAGGATATTCCTTATGTCTATTAGCAGTCCACCCATTTTTATTTCCATAATTTTCAGCCTCATTAATAATTTTATCACAATTGTCTTTCAATAATAATTTAGTTAATATATCATATTTTTCGTTGTCATACATTCTATATAATTTTTCGCAAATATTAGAAGAATTTGTAGGTATTATATGTCTATTTAAATTCGTAAAATAAATTGTAAAATATAATATGCTCCCAATTATGTAAATAATTAATATGATTAGCAATATATCAATTAAATCACAGTTGTAAATAAGGAAATTAATATATGGATTCAATAAGTTCAACATATATTAATTTAATAAATTAATTTGGTAATTAAAATTTAGAAAATAATTCTTTCAAATGAGGAATATGCTCTTCGTCTATTTTATTAGGAAAAACAATATTAAATTTAATAATTAAAGAACCAACATCTTTTCCTTTTTTAAAACCCAAACCATCAATTTTTTTCACTTGATTTGGAATAAGAACATTTTGTATATTATTAATAGCGTATTTTTTACCGTTAATATGTTTAAATTCAAATCCAAACCCGCATAGAGCATCTATTAAGGGTACACTAACGTCAATCTCTAAATTTAATTTATCACGATTAAAAATATTATCTTGATTAATAAATACTGTAAATTCAATATCCCCCTTAATAATATTATTAATATTATGACCTTCGTTTTTTAAAATAATTTTTTCTTCATTATCAATGCCTTGATAAATTTGAATAGAAATGTTAACATTTTCAATAATCTTAGTTCCAGAATCATCAATAAACCATCTTTCAATATCTATTTGTTTTTCTGTACCATTATAACATTCTTCAAGTGAAATATATATGGTTTTTATAATAGGTTCGGGTTTTTTTACGTGTTGCTGTCTATGTTGATTTGGATTAACTTGTTGTCCATTTCTAAATATTTGAATATTTGGGCCACCCATACTCATACCCATACCCATTCCACCATTAGAAAAAAATGGAGGTATTGCAAATCCTTGGTCATTGCTAGATTGGGATGGATTTCCCATAGTATTGATGTTTGAAAATAAATTAGAAAAGAGGTCTTCCATATTAATATTGTGAAATGCTGCTTCCATATTTGCCATATTGGGCATATTGGGCATTCCTCCATTATTAAATGGACTTCTAAGCATATTATTATATTGCTGTCTTTTATCAACATCACTTAATGTTTCATATGCTTCATTTATTTTTTTGAATTTTTCTTCTGACGCTTTATTATTTGGATTACGGTCAGGATGATGTTTTAATGATAATTTACGATATGCTTTTTTTATTTCATCCGAGTTTGAATTCTCTTGTATTTCTAATTCTGAATAAAAATTATTCATAATTATTGAAACACTTAAATATAACTATATTAATTTATTTAAATTGTAATTATGAACCAATTATTAATTAATAAATATAAACCAAAAAATTTAACCGATTTTAATTTTCCTAAAAATATCGAAAATTTAATAAACACAATAATTAATACAGAACAATATAATATTTTAATCACAGGTAACCATTCAGCAGGAAAAACCAGTTTAATAAAATTGATAGTATCAAAATATTATGATATTCCAATAAAAGATGATAATAATAAAATAGATACTCTTAATAATAATATATTATATGTTAAATAGTTAAAGAATGTTAGTATACACAATTTTATAAGTGAGATAAAGATTTTTTGTTAATTATATTTTACTATTAAAAAAAAAAAAAAATTTGTAATAATAGATGATATTGATTTAATGAATGAACAAATACAACAGGTCATGCGAAATATTATTGATGTTTATAAGAATGTATATTTTATTTGTTCATGCACAAATAGCTCAAAGGTCATTGATAATTTACAATCTCGATTATTTATATTGAAACTCCCTAACACAAATAATGAACGTTTGAAAATGATATATGATAGAATTAATAAAACCGAAAAATTTAATATTGCAAATAATGAAGTAATTGATGTTTTAATAAAATTATCTAATAACTCTCCCGCTGTGTTAATAAATTATTTAGATGTATTTGTTCTTTTAGACACTAAAATAACCAAAACCATCATGCTTGAATTGTGCACAACAATCAATTTTTCATTATATGATAAATTTTTTGATTTACTTGAACAGCATAATATTAATGAATCAATCAAATGTTTAATGGGTTTTACAGATCAGGGATATAGTGTAATGGACGTATATGATTCAATGTTTAATTATATTAAATATTCAACAAAAATAAACGAAGAAACCAAATATGTTATCATTCCAATAATTTGTAAATATATTACGATATTCCATGAATTACACGAAGATGAGATAGAATTAGCCTTTTTCACAAATACAATTTATAAAAAAATATGTAAAAAAATATAAAAATGCAAAATATTCTCTCTTCATATAATATGACATATTTAGAAGATATTTTATTTATTATTATTCTAT